GTTCCAACACCATGCCACACGATTTGATGCTATGAAGAAAGCTGTTGGGAAGAATTGGCGAGATGATTGGAAAGGACAGATAGATTTCGCTTTGTCTGAGCCTCATTCAACGCGTTATCTGAAGAAGAAGTTTGCCACCGCGGAAGATGCGAGTGAATGGTTTACTAGAAATTGGGAAATACCAGCAGATGTAGATTTAAGGACAGAAGAAAGGAAAAAGTTTTTACCGATGTTCGAGAACTACTAATGCCAATACAACGCTGTACCTTAAACAACGGGAAGAAAGGATATAAATGGGGAAAATCTGGAAAATGCTATGCAACTAGAGCAGGTGCAGAGAAGCAAGCCAGCGCAATTTACGCAAGTGGCTACAAAGGACGAACTGGGAAAAGCGGTAGAACTCGCTAGAGAGATCAGACAAAGAGAAAGATACAACCGTATAGATTTCTACGATCCTTATCCTTACCAGCTAGCCTTCCACGAAACCGGGTCTTCTGCCAACCAGAGACTCCTGATGGCGGCTAACCGTATAGGCAAGTCCTACTGTGGTAGCATGGAGATGTCCTACCACTTAACAGGACTGTACCCTTCATGGTGGAAGGGAAGAAGATTCACACAACCCATTGTAGGATGGGCTGGCGGGGTTTCAAACGAAACCACCAGAGATATTGTACAATTTGAATTATTGGGTTCCCCCGACGATCCAGAGGCTTTCGGCTCCGGTACTGTACCGCGAAAACTAATAATAAAAACAGAACGAAAGCCCGGTGTTCCCAACGCCAAGAGCGTGGCCCTGATCAAACACGTCAGTGGGGGGAACTCTTCTTTATTCTTCAAAGCCTATGAGATGGGGGTGGAGAAGTGGCAGGGAAGGTCAGTGGATTGTATATGGCTGGATGAGGAGCCTTCCAGAGAGATATACTCACAGGCTGTGACAAGAACTCTTGATAGGAAGGGGATGGTTTACATGACCTTCACCCCGGAAGCAGGAATGACTGAGACTGTGGCTTCTTTTATGAACAACCTTCAGTCAGGCCAGTCTCTTACCAACTCCACTTGGGATGATGCCTCAGAAAAGGTGTTATCTATGAAGGGTAAGAGGGGGCACCTGTCTGAAATGGTTATGGAACAGATTCTTTCCTCCTATTCTCCTCACGAAAGGGAGATGCGGCGGTATGGGCGACCCTCTATCGGGTCTGGTCTTGTCTTCCCATTAAGTGAAGAGAAGCTAATGGTTGATCCATTCCACATTGAAGACCATTGGCCGCGCATAGCAGCCATAGACTTCGGATGGGATCATCCAACAGCCGTTGTATGGTGTGCATTGGACAGGGAAGAGGAAACTTTCTACGTTTATGACTGTTACAGGGCTTCTAAGGCTTCCCCCACAGTTCATGCGGGAGTTATCCGTTCCAGACCGCATTTCATACCCATAGCGTACCCACATGACGGAAATAGACGCGATTCTATGGGAAATCCGGGTTTAGCAGACCAATATAGGAACATGGGTTGCAATTTCATGCTTGAACACTTCACAAACCCCCCTGCATTAGGGGAAAATAAGGGTTCTAACTCGATAGAAGAGGGGTTAATGGCTATATTGCAATCTATTGAGGCCGATAAATTTAAGGTATTTTCGACCCTTCCTGACTGGTTTGAGGAGTTCAGAATGTACCATAGGAAGGATAATAAGGTGGTTCCTCTAAGGGATGACCTCATGTCTGCAACAAGATACGCCTTTCAGTCGCAGCGTTTTGCTGTAGCGGGAAAAGACCCTGAATGGACAAAGGATATAGAATATAGGAATTATGGCATCATCTAGATTGACCGAAGAAGAACTCGTATCGAGAATAAAATCAGAGATCACTGACTCTTTAGGCTATGGGGATGAGGTGTCCAAGCAAAGAGAGACAGCTATGGAGTATTACTATGGTCTTCCCTTTGGTAATGAGGTAGAGGGAAGGTCACAGTATGTGGACACTACAGTAGCGGATACCATTGAATGGATAAAACCCTCTCTAATGAGGATATTCGCTTCTGGTGATGAGATGGTTGTGTTTGAACCTCATGGGCCGGAAGATGTTAGATCGGCGCAACAGGCCACGGATTACGTGAACTATGTGTTTATGCGCGACAACCCCGGTTGGGATATTCTCTATACATGGTTCACCGATGCCCTACTACAGAAGAACGGCATTATAAAAGTCTGGTGGGATGAATCAGACGAATGGAACAGGGAAGAGTACAGGAACCTCACAGAGGATGAGTTGGCCGTACTCATAAATAATCCTGATGTAGAAGTCATCGAGCATACTGCTCCCGGCGGGACATTTGAAGACTACGGTGAGCAGCAAGCAGAAGGGCACCATGTCGTTATAAAAAGGGATTTGAGTAAGGGAAGGATAGTAGTCGATCCCGTTCCACCTGATGAATTCCTTATAGCCAGAGAATCGAAGAGTATTGATGATGCGAGATTTGTCTGCCACAGGGTAAGGAAAACCTTATCAGAACTGCGGGAGATGTTTGGCGATCTGGATGCTGATGAATTAGGTGGGGATGAGGATGATGATTTCTCCGGCGAAAGAGATGCGCGATTTGACTTTGACAAATCCTCCGCCCACTCCCCGTGGGGCTTTGAGTCTTCGGCGCAGGAAGATGCATTAAGAACTTACTGGTTACAGGAAGCCTACCTGAAGACGGATTATGACGGGGATGGTATTGCCGAACTAAGAAAGGTTTGTCTGGTGGGAAGGAAGGTTTTAGCCAATGACGAAATCGATAGGATTCCCTTTGTCTCCTTAACCCCAATAAGGATACCCCATAAGTTCTTTGGCTTGTCAGTTGCCGATCTGGTGATGGACTTGCAGTTGATGAAGAGTACGTTGATGCGTAATCTCATGGACAATATGTACAACATGAACTTCGGTCGATATGCTGTATTAGAAGGCCAAGCTAATCTTGACGACCTTCTTACGCAAAGACCGGGCGGAATAGTCAGAGTTAAATCCCCCAATGCAATTACACCACTCTCCACTCCACCGCTTGAGCCGTATTCTTTCCAGATGTTGGAATATCTGGATGGTATCAGGGAATCTAGAGCCGGTGTAAACAGGTACTCTCAGGGATTGAATGAGAATGCACTGACCTCCCACACCACGGCCACTGCTGTCAACGCTGTGATGACTGCGGCCCAAAGCCGCGTGGAACTCATTGCGAGAAACTTTGCTGAGACTGGTGTAAAGAAACTGATGGAGTGCATCTATGAACTCTTACAGAAGAATCAGGATAAGGAACGTGTAGTGAAGTTAAGAAACGAGTGGGTTCCAATACGCCCGGATATGTGGAGAGACAAATTGGATTGTACCGTTTCAGTAGGGATAGGGCATGGCAATAAGGATCAACAGCTAATGCACCTGTCCACCATGTTACAATTCGCATCTCAAGCGATGTCTGGTGGTTTGAAGATTGTTAATCAGAAGAATATGTACAATATGGGCGCAGCCCTTATCAAGAACATGGGCTTCCAGAATGTTAATGACTTCCTAACCGATCCAGACCAAGTACAGGATCAGGGGCCATCTCCGCAAGAACAAATGGCTAGAGCGAAGATGGAAAATGAGCAGAAAGAACTTGAAATAAAGGCCGCTGAGATTCAGATCAAAGCCCAGAAGGTAAAACAGGACGCACAGGAGGCTGCTGTTGATGCCCAACTTAAGGTGGCTGAACTGAATCTTGAACGTGAACAGAAACGCGCAGTAGCGATAGGAGCAACTTAATGCCTAAAATATTATCGGATGCTGAAAGGCAATCAGTAAAAAGATTGCGTAAGAAAAAAACCAAGAAAAGAAATGGTTTTTCGGACAAAGGTATTTCAATAGCATTTGAAAAACTTGCTGATAAGTCTATGGTTACTGAAGCTGAGTGGAAGGCACTAAGACGAAAGAGGGGGAGATAATGCCACACAAAACCAAACCCAAGAAGGGTAGAGGAAAGGGAAAACCAAAATATTGATGTCTGATTTACAGAGAGAGGAGAAGGCTCAAAACCTCCTCAACAACGAGTTGTTCCAAGAAGCCTTTGAGATACTAAAGAAAGATTTAATGAATCGCTGGTCTGCCAGTGGTTCAACAGAGTTGGAAGCCAGAGAATCAATCTGGCTTGCGATGCGACTGCTTGACAAGATTTATGGTCATCTAAC